CATACTTCTGGGGGTCTTTAATCTGCAAAGCATAACGAGACTCGACAAGAACCGTAGTGATGTCGATGGGCCAGCCCTTGACCACGGAGGTACCCGAATCCGAGTATTCCATCATGGTTTTGCCTTCCTTGAGCAAGGCAACTGCTCGGGCAACAATGTCCTCAATGTCCTGTACGGATAAAATAGTGAAAATACCAGTTGCTCTAGCCATTTGGAATTAGCCCGATGTAAAGGGGTCTGCGGCCCACTCATTTGCATCACCAGAGCCACCACAGCACGACACGCCACCGAGTGAACCGCAGACTTGATTGGACTGTGCCCCACCTGGCAGGAAGGTCAAGCGGTTTCTGCTTCCACGGCAGGTTTTTCTTCGGCTACGGTTGCCCCCTTGTTTTTGCCCTTACCGATGATTTTGGACATCATGGCGAACAGGATACCCTGCACCTCGCAGTCCCACAAGTGATTGGCTCGATCCCCGATGGGGAGCCAAATGGGGGTGCCTGCGTTGTTCTTGGTGCGATGCTCGGACTGCATCTGCTTGCGGTACTCGTCCCCAAAATCTTCGGGGTAAGTGTGGGCACCAGCCCTCCGCAGGCGGGAAAGGGCGTCCTTGAACACCAAGTTGGAATACAGGAACAGTTTGCAAGACTGGGCACCGACCTGGATTACCTTGGAGCGAGAGTATGGACGATAGGCGACCTTGATGCCGTAGGGAGTCTGGACACGCCATGCGAACTCATTTTGACCAGCACCTTTGGTAGCGTTCCATCCGTATTTTGAACAAGTACGATAAACGGCATCAGTATTCGGGCCGTCACCCGAGTCCAGAAAGACGAAGAAATTGGATACATCATGCTTGAGTTGGAAAGCCCGTAGTTCGTCCTCGGTGGCCAAGAACGCCCATTCCTTGCCTCGGCTCTTGCCGTCCGTTGCCCAGCGGCGGACGATGGCGTAGTAGCCGTTGCGTTGCACATCGACATTGAGCGAGCGTAGCCAAGCGAACTGCTTGGACTTCTTGTGTTCTTCGGTGATCGGGGCTGGCACCATCTTGCCATCGACCATCGCCGCTTCGTCCGTCCATTCGTCCGACATCTTGTAACCGCTAGGCAGGATTTCGCCGCCATCCTCGTCTGGGTTCTCGACCCAAGACTCTGCCAGACGCTTTTGCTTGAACTCAATGCGAGCCGTCTCATCCCCGTGTTCATCGTATGCACGCTTGGCGTTAATAGCCTCCTCTGCCAAGTCACCCCAGGACAGACCCCATTGGCCGCACAGCGAGTTCCAATGGAAGCCAACTATGCCCTTCGGTGCCGAAGTGTTCATGGGCACATACGCCGCCTTGAGGTTCATCTCTTGGCGTACGGCGAAGGAGTCATCGTGCATATGGCCGCACGACTTGCACTTGTATTTGATGCCCTTCTTGACGGCCTCGATGTCCCAGCCGCCACCGCCCTTGGCGTCCTCTGGGTAAATCAACTGCGTCCACTCGTACGGCTGTTGGGTGTCGCAGGCAAGGCAACGAAACATCCACTCACGGCGGTCGGAGGTGTTCCAGAGGTTCGTGATGTCATCGCCTTCCACGCCGCCTTGCGAAATGAACACGGACTTGCCGTTCCATGTGAAAGCGGTGCGGCGGCGTTGGGCTTCACCGAGGTGACCCTTCTTCCACGACCACACTTCGTCCCCGCCCAGGAAGCGGATGGAACGGCGTTGGAGATTTCGTTTGTTGTCAGCACCCAGCACCCACATCGTGCAACGCTGGAACTGGTGCGTGTGCCAGTTGGACTTCTCGGTGTTGCTGATCTTCGACTTTGCCGCAGGGGTCGCTTCCCAGATAGGACGCAGGCGGTTGGCCTGCCAATCCTTGGCGTTCAAGTCCACATCCTGCAAGAGCAGGGTCGGCCCTGGGGTGCGTGCGGCGATGAAGGCTGACCAGAGTTCAAGCAGGGTGGACTTACCCATCTGAACGGCACCGAACACCACGATGGTGTGTATCTCTGGGTCAGTCATCGCCCGCAGGACAAACGAAAGGTACGGCGTTGACTCAACACGAAACGCTCCAGGCATCGGCCCTGGCATATTCTTCACATTGGCTTCCAACCAATCCACGATGTCCCCATCTGGGTCTGGGGCCAGCATCGCACGCAAATGCGACTCGTAGATGTCCGCCGTCTCGTCCATTACATTCCGCACATTCCTTCACACTCGGATTTGAAATCGAAACCAAGTTGACCAGCATCCTTGTCCGTAAAATCAACTTCATCAAGCGGCTTGCAGGACTTGTGGAGATACACTTCGATGCGTAAGCCACCAGGGTTCTCATTCTGGAGACGCCTATATGTCCTATCAAACTCCACGGCCTTCTGGAAATGCTCTGGGTCTTGTTCCTTCAATCGACGCCATTCATCGTCATCGTGGAATGGGCAATAGTAGCAAGCAGACCGAGGGGGTTCTGGATACCCGTTCTTCTTCATCCATTCAAGACAATGTGCCCGAGTCATCCGCTTCTCAACCAATGGCCAGCGAGGTTGTTGCCAAGGATTAGACATTAACTTCATGCGTTGCATCTCGTCATAGGAGATGCCAATCCATGATGTAACTGTAAGTTCTTTTTGACCGTGTTTGATTTTGCAACGGCTACGAATCTCCTTCGTGATCGGTGCAATCTTAAAGTCAGCCGTACAAGCCCGTCCAAGTGCCGCCTTTACTTCGCCATGTTGAGTAAGTCCAAATACAGGGATGTTTGAACGCAGATAGGTCATTGGCTTGTCTGAATACTTGCACTTTTCCTTTACACGAATCTTTAAAACACTTTCGGTAAGGCTACCCTTGGTCACTCGGATGACGGGAAAAGGCAACTGCGTCTCAAGCCAATCCAACCATTTGTAAACGCTGGTCGGCTCGGCTTGCGTGTCGGCAAACACGGCGAAGTCTGGCATGGGGGTAATTTCCCCACGGGCCGCCATCAACGCAAGGCATGACGATTGCACGCCAGCACCGAGGTTTAGGACATTGTATTTGGTTTGGGGTGGTGGTTCGAAGTAACTCATTCTTCGGTATCATCGACTTCTTCCGTGGCGTTGTCAACCTCCGTTGGGTCGATGTCCGTCTGCGGCATCTTGATTTCTTCCTCGGACTCGGCCACCGCTTCGGACACTCGTGAGAGGATACGGGTCATCTCCTCGTCAACGGCTTTCAACGCACGCCCAGGGTGGTCTGGGTTCGCCCGTGACGCCACCTTGGTGCCTAACTGGGTCAGTTCGTTGCGGAGGTTCGTCAGAATCTTCCCGAAACGCTCGATGGCCGTCTGCGTGCGGATGAACTCACGGGAGGCGATCTGTCGGGCATGGAGTTCCTTCTCCATCGTGATGAGTGTCTTGACCAACTTGTCGTAGGTCGAGTAGGACTTGCTGGCGTCTGGCGAATCGTTGGCAAGGTCATCGAGGTACTTGCGGTGGGCCAGAGCCTTGAGTTCCCGCTGACGCTCAACTGTCTCGTTGAAGTCCTTGTCTCCCGTGACGGCGGCTTGCGTTCCACCCCGCACCGCCCGTCTCGACATGACCCACGACTCGGCGGACTCGATGGAGTCGATGGGCATCCCTTGGGTGATGTAGGCGTTGACCAACTGCTTGGAGATGCCAAGCCGTCCAGCCAAGTCGATGGGTCGCAGTCGTTCGCTCATTTCTTCTTCTTCAGCCTCGCACAAGCGTAGTCGGACTTCATATACACCGAGGGCGGTAAGCCCAACTTACGCTGGATGGTCTTTACCCGCAGGCTGATCGCCGCCCGAGTCAAGGAGTGTTCTTTTGCCAAGGCCGTCATGTTCGGCTGGCCAGGCATCCCGATAGCCAAGAAGATGCAAGTCGCCTGCAACCTGTTCTCGGGGTGCTCGCTGTCGCCCAGCACCGAGACAATCTTGGCGATGATGTCTAACACCTCATCCTTCGTGTAGTTGCGGTCGGTCATGTGCGTTTCGGGTTCAAGGTAATAGTCCTCGGGTCGATACTCACGCCGTTGGATGGAGTCCACATTGTAGCCTCTCGGCCCATGTTGCATCTTGGTGTCGCTGTCGTAGCCGTCCTCCTTGTCGGAGTCCACATAACGATAGGCCAGCCCGATGCCGCTGGATGATGGACGCTTTGGGTCAAATCCTGTCTCCGCCAAAACAGCCTTTTGCTCGGGCGTGCATTTACGCCACCACACGGTATAAACCTGTAACATATCAATTTTCATTTTTTGATAAGTTCCTCCACCTTCGACACAACCGTTAGCATGATGGCCGCTTCCGCCATAATCTTGTCGGCGATCGCCGAGTCGTCCGTGTTGTACGCCCGTATCAAGTGCCGCACCGCTACACGGCGAAGTTCGTCCAAGTCGGCACGAATGTCGTTGGGGAACCTGTCGGGATGGAAGTCGCAGATCAATCTGACTCCGACATATGACTGCTTTCGCCCAACCGTCAACAGGTCAAACCGAGTGCCGTACGAAATACAAGTTGTCGTCCGTTTGGCCAATCATCCCCAGACGCTGGGCAGACCGCACCATGTTCCAAGCCGCCTTCTTGTCCATCGGCTCGCCGTAGGTTTCTGTCCACAGCAAGGCCAACGCATCTCGCAGTTCGTGCGGTCGCATAGGCTCGGTCGGAATCATATCGAACACCGCCTGGATGAGCCGCCCCCTCTCCTCCGCCTTCGCCCCCCTCGCCGCCGTCAGCCTGTCGATGTGCTGACGCAGACGCTCGGGATGCTTCGCCCACATCGCCTGCCAATGGGTCGGCTTCTGGTTGAAGTTCGGGTTCGATCTGCGGCCCCGCTTGCGAGGCTGGTCTTGTGGTGCTTGGTGGCTCATGTCTTTTTTGATGTTGCATAAGGGTCACCCTAATTGGCAAGCCCTAAAAGGCGTAAAGCCAATTAAGGGTTAAACCCTTATTCTATTTACATATGTTATCCCCGAAGGGGATACAGTAAATAGGTTCAATGCTACTGTGATGGTTACTGTGATGGTTAATGTGGTGGTTATAACAGTTAATACGCCGTCACAGTACCCATTACATTGATTTTGGTCATTTTACTTCTGGGTATTCAGCGGGGTCGGAGGGCTAAAGCCCCCCCCTCGATTTTGGGCTATAATAGATTTCTTTGGGGGTATTGAGTGGGGTGCTTATCATTACTATTGTTCTCATGTAATGATTAGAAAAATGGCAAAAAACAGCGATTTTTTCATCATTAGTGTTGTGCCTTGGTAATGATGGCCTGGTAACGATGGCGATGGCCTGTGTTGCCTGGTCGTTGTGCCTGGTGGCGTGCCTAGTCTGGGCAGATCGCACAGCACGCCAAGAGAATGGCCTGCGTGCCTCATAGAGGCCACTATGGTGGTGGGCATGACACAGCACCAGCACAGCAGGCCAAGGAGACGCCAGGACGCAGGACGCCACCAGGTAAGGCGACAGGACGCCAGGCAAGGCGATGGCATGGGCAGGCTATAGGAAGGACGCCAGGAGGAGGCCAGACGCCACTCCATAGGGAAGGACGCCACCAGGACGCCAGGACGCCACCAGGCGATCACCTGGTCGTTACCTGGTCGATGTGTCGCACCCTATAGAAGCACCCCTAAAAATCGTCACAGATTGTTCTTGTGCCTGGCGTGGCGATTCGCACAGTCGAATCTGTTCCCACCACAAAACACCACCAACCACATCACCACAATGATTATCGAATCCATCAACGACCAGGACGCCATCAACTCCATCGACAAAGACATCAAGGCCATGTCCAAGGCGATCGCATCGCTCAAGAAACATCGTGCCCAGGTCAAGAAGGTGAAGATCGCCATTAACTCTTCCCGCCTTACGGAAGAGCGTGGCCAGGAATTGCTGTCGTCCTTGCACAGCGAAATCACCAACGATCTTTTCATCATCCAGGATCGTGGCATGGCCTTGGGCCAGGGCGACATTGGCAAAGACCACGAAGAGTCTGCTGTGACCATGGCACAATATATCATCACCACCACCAAGTAATCCTTGTAAACTTCCCACAACCCATCCACATTCACCAACGCAACCCAATCACCACCATGACCACCAAGAATCTTACCCCATCGCAATTCATGAAGCAGATCAAAGGCGAACGCATCGCCAAACTCCAGGCCATGCACGACATCATCCAGGCCAAGGTTGACGCCATGCGTAATCCCATCACCAAGGAGTCGCCTTACAAGCGAACCAACAAGGACGCCAAGGCCATCGCCTGGGACATTCTCATCAACGATCTCCTGCTGGTCGCAAACAACATCCACAACGCACAGCATGGTTTTGTCGATGTTGAGGCAATTCGTTCCCAGGTTTCTCGTTCCCTCTAATTTCCAACGCAACCCAATCACCACCACCACCACCATGACCAACTACCAAATCAACACCCTCGCCAAAACCCTCAAGAAGCACCAGGTGACCGAGACCTGTGCTGTCCTGGCAGGAGAACATTCTGGGTTCTCGTACATGATCGAAAACCTGGACGCATCGAATCCTGTTCATGCGTTCTTCATCGCCAACGCAGAAATGACGGAGGAGAAATTCAAAACCTGTTCGATCTGGGGTGCTTTCCTCCGTTCGGGCAACATCACCAAACTCTTGGCCTTCCTGGAGATTCCCGAACGCAACCCATCGCTCTAATTTTCCACCACCACCACAACCCACCAAGCACCATCACCACCATGATCGTCCTTAATCTCTACGCAAAGCACGAACCAATCTTGGTTCATCGCATCGCCTTGGCCCAGGCCATCGAGCGAATCCAGGAGGAGATCGAAACCATCGCCATCAAGATCGCCCATGAACAGGCGACCGATTCCGACATCGAACGCCAAGACAATCTTGTGAATGTCCACCTGCGGAACGCCACCTATGCTTTCCGCCTTCACCTTGAGGGTTCTGGTTCGAATGTGCGTGCCTACAATTCGGTGCATGATCGCACCATCCAAACCCTTGCCATCGATTTCCTGCGAACCATCCAAATGGTCGCCATCGAATGCGAGAAGGCCAACGCCAAGAAGTAATTTTCCACAACCACCAAATCACATCACCACCATGACCAAGAAAAAATCCGCATTGTCCAATTCGCTCAACGAGATTGCTGTGCGTGCCAACAAGAAGGCACACAAGGAGATCAACGCCAAGCGAAAGAAGAATGGCCTTCCTGCTTTGAAATATAATCCCAATCGGAATTATTGGATTTAACAATTTCCCACCACCACAAAATCAAATCATCACCATGACGATCAACGAACAGAAGCAAATCCTGCGAGGCCATGTGTTGGCCTTCCTGGAACATCAACGCCAGGCGACCATCGCCTTGCGTGCCATCAACGAAATCGGTTTGCTGGAGAACGATGGGAATCCCCTTCCTCATTCCATCCAAGGCGAATCCGTATTGCGTCATTGGACGACCACCGATTCCCTTGGCCTGTCGCCTGCGTTCGAATCTGGCGAGTTTTCTGATGTCATCGCAGACGCAAACCAGGCGATCAACGCAAATGGTTACATCGTCTAATTTCACCACCATGCGAACCATCACCATCATCACCATCGCCATCGCTTTGGCCTTTGCGATTTACGCATTGGCGTCTGGGCCTGGCATCATCGAGATCATCGACAACCCCAAGTTTTAATTTCCCACCACCAACCCACCACCACAAACATGGCAACACATCGAACCATCAACATCAACCCAGGCATCATCGTCTGCACCGAAAGCATGACTGTCACCATCGACCAAATGGCGTTCTTCCAATGGCCTTGGTCTGGCAAAGCATGGCCTGGCAAAACGGATTCGCTCCATTCGGTGCGATTCGCCTTTGAGGAGAATGGCGAGAAGGACATCACCTTGGTGGACATCACCAATGACGCAGGCCATGACGAGGCCATGATGAATGCGATGGCACAGGACGCCAAGGCCATCCTGGTCGCCTGCTTACATGGTTGCGATTTTGCTGTGCGTAATCTTTTTGCAGATCGATGGCATTCGTGCCTGGAGAACGCCAAGGACGCAGGCCATCGTGCTGGTGCAGATTCCGCAGAATGGATCGCCCAAGAATCCTTTGGTGGTCGCACCAAGGACAAGGAGATCGTGCCCAATGCAAAGCGATTCCTGGCGATGCATGAGGAAGGCGATCCTGCGTTGTATGATGGTCTGCCATGTTCGCCACTATCTGGCGAATACGCAGGCGATACTACTGCCAAGGACGCAGTTTGCGATGCGTTGAATCTCAACGATTCGTCCTATGATGCGTTGCATGATTTCGCCCAGGCCATCGATATGGAAGATTCGCTCGAATCGTTGAAGGATCAAATCTGCTCGTCCTATGAGGAAGCACATTCTGACGCCATGATGTCTCGCCTGGTCGAGATTGCTCAAGGAATCGTCACCAACGACAACGAGAACAACGCCACCAAGTAATTTTTCCACCATGAAAAAACCCACCACCATGAAAAAAGAAATTAGTCGTTCCGAATTGGTCGCCCGACTCAAGGCCACCAAAGCGAAATTAACGAAAGCGGAAAACTCTTTTCCGCCATCCACCAAAAGAGATTTGCACGATCTGCAAGAATCTGTCGCCCATGCGGAAAATGATTTGATGAATCATGACAGCAAAAACAAACCCACCACCAAGGTGGCGTTGGGCGATGTCCAGCGTGCTGTGATTATCCAGACGGCCACCATTGGCGAACAAACATTCGCCTGGTGGTCAGACGATGATCGCTTCCTGGTCGCCATCGATGGCGTTGGCCTTGGTGCTGATGCGTGCAAAGCATGGTTTAAGGAATGGTTCACCATCCAACCAGGCCAGGAGATTAATGTCCATTCGTTGAAGCAGGACGCAGGCGAGACATTTGTAGTCCAGATTCGAACCAAGTAATTTCCACCACCATGCACGAAATCAAAACCACCAAGGACATCGCTGAAATGTTGATGTCACAACGAAAAACCAAAAACGAGAAAAGGGGAAAGCACAGTTTCCTCTTTGGCATTACATCGCTTGCGGCGACCAATTACGATCCACAGGATTGGGTCGATTCGTTGAAGATCGCAAACGACATGATTGATTCCGAATTGCTCCAGGTTAAGGAATCGGGCCAACGCATCACCAAGCGGAGATTCGTCCTAGGTCTGCTTCTCCTTGGCCTGGATGCCCACAAGCAAAATCGATAACACCATGAGCGAACGAAACGAAATTGCCATGACGACCGAACAGGCGACCGAGATCGTTGACGGATTCCTTCACCTGGTGCGTGGGCGATCTGCTGTGCGTCTGGATTTCCGAGATTATGGCGAACGAGAGTTTTATCTCCAAGATCGCAACACCATCAGACGCCAAACCTTGGCGTTCGATAAGTCCTGGCGAGAAATTAAATGGCGGAACAAGCACGATCTCGCCTGTGCGTTGATTGTGGCGTGCAAACCTTCTCGCATCGAATGGAACGCAGAAAAGAAAACCTGGTCGTACTGCGTTGGATTATAT